GGTACATTCAAGTAACACAACAATGAAAAATCATCTCCAGCCGCTACATACCTATCATAAGCCATAATGATAGGAGTAGTAGTGCTAACTGCTGTGCGTACATCCACTCCAGACCCAAACAAAATAGTATTGTCTGGATGACGAGTAGGAATATACCGAAAATTGGAATGATAAGGAATTTCCACATCCAATGTTTCTTTATCTGAAGAAATAGACAATCCAGAAACGCCTGTGTGTGCTGGGAAAATCGTTTTCTTAGTCAACCGAGAATGCTGAGTAGAATTAGTGAAATAAATAGGTAAAATAGTGGAAACAATTTGCAATAATTGAGGACCAAACAAAGATCTAACAGCTGTTACATTGTCGGTTGCCACAGTGTTTCCCGTAGGCACAAACCTATTTCGCATTCCACCTCGTCTGCCTAAATAACATGGAGAAAACCAAGCCAAAAAATTCATGTGGGAATCGTTGACGGGTGTAGTTCCACTTAAATTGACGGCACCCGGAGCAGCTCCTGGAGTGTAAATAAAAGATGAAACATTAAACCTGATAGAATTAATACCAGTTAAAGTCAACACTGTCAAACGCTCTCCTCTACAATACCTTTTAACAAGAGTCCTAATACTCATCACAGGATCTCCGTAAAAAATTGCAGCATTTTCAGCTCTTTTAACGCATTTGTTACCAAACATAACATGCGCTCGAGTTGCTACGCTCTTAACCGGTGTATCCTCAATCAATTCTCCAGACTGAGGAGTATAAGAAAATTGATCCAAAGCTCTATCTGAAGGATCAAAATACTCAATGTCATCGCCGGCAGCTGTGCACACCATAATGGAAATATCTGAATTTGCGGTAACATCAGGAGCTGTTAACTCATTCAGTATATACACTGATAATGTACCATTATCTTCACCTCCTCTAGGAAACAATGATGCTGTAGTTTCAAATCTACGTACAGTTGTGGAAGGAATAGTAGGAGTTAAATAAGCCACTTCCGAATTCCATCCAACGTCAATAACTGCTTCTTTAGAAGTAGATAAATCCCATATATACTGATATGCGGTATTGTACTCACCAGTAGAAACGTTTGCAAGTCCTCCTGGTTCATACACTATTCGCAACCTACCCCTGTGAAAAGACGAAGAAATTGCTTGAAACCTATACCGCATCGTTCCACGCCAAAACCGAAAAGGCATGGCTGCATGGCAAGAAGGAGTCATAAAAAACTGCGGTTGAATAATCAAACCAGGTCCGGTAGTGTACATGACCGGTGAAACTGCTATAGTAAAAATGCGAGTTTCAGGAACAATAGAAGCCCCCCAATTAAATTGAGTCAAATATGATTCTCTAGTGGCAATGCTAGTTAATGTCATTTCATCTTTAGCCGCCAATCCTGCTACACGTGGATCAACTGTAACCTCTGCCTTATCATCAAAAGTTAAACTATTAATAGGTTCATGTTGTGTGGCGGAAGCAAAATTTGGATTACGCTTCCGATAAGCTACACAAATATCCGAAACCAATCTAGGTTTTACATAGCCAAATATCTTAGCAATCACACCCATAGCCCTAGCTCCAATTTGGGTAGCCATAGCATATGGACCGATAATAGGAATGCCTCCCAGCTTACCTGCTAAAGACGAAATAATAAAAGCGGGTCGTGAAACTACTCCCTGACCATATTCATCACCTGATTGAGGAACATAACCTGCTGGGTTAAAACCAGTAGGAACGGACAATACCATGTTCTCTGC